ATAAACCCTGCGTACTTATTTACTGATACCAGCACAGATATTGTACATAAAGCACAATACATAAGATTAGCGGGGCGTAGAAACTACGCCATATACAAACATTACGGTTACACATATCTAGACCTATCTTTTTATTCAGATATTGACTTAAACGCAATAAAACCAAATCCGCTACTAAAAATAACAGAAAACAAAATTCACTTCAAATACGAGGAAAAATAAAAATGGCACTTAGCTTTAAAAATACCAAGGGTAAAGCACAATCAAACAAAGTCGAGTCTTACGAATACAAAGATGGCGAAAATACAGTCCGCTTAATTGGCGGAGTTCTTCCACGATATATTTATTGGCTGAAAGGCACTAATAACAAAGACATTCCAATCGAGTGTTTGGCATTTAGTCGTGAAAAAGAAAAGTTTGACAACGTTGAAAAAGACCATGTTACGGATTACTATCCAGAGGCAAAATGCTCTTGGAGTTACTCTGTAAATTGTATCGACCCTAAATCGCAAAAAGTCGTTGCTCTTAACTTGAAAAAGAAGTTGTTTGAGCAAATTGTTACAGCAGCTGAAGATTTAGGAGACCCTACTGACTATGATACAGGTTGGGATGTTGTATTCAAGCGTGTAAAGACAGGACCTCTGCCTTTTAATGTTGAGTATACACTGCAAGTTTTGCGTTGCAAAACCCGCCCACTGACCCCTGAAGAACGTGCTATGGCAGATTCTGCTAAATCTATTGACGAGAAATTCTCTCGCCCTACAGAAGCAGATGTAAAAGCCTTGTTGGAAAAGATTAGCACAAACTCAGAAGACGGCGAAGCCGAATCTTCTGAACAAGAAGCAGTCAAAGAACTTGGTTAACAAACAAAAGCCCGCTAAACAAAACGCTTAGCGGGCTTTTCTGTCTCATAAGGCAATATGAAAGTATTATTTACAGCTGACGTCCATATCAAATTAGGTCAGAAAAACGTACCTATTGAGTGGGCAAAGAATAGGTTTAATATGCTCTGGCGTCAACTAGAAGCCCTTCAAGAAGAATGTGATCTTTTTGTTGTTGGCGGAGATGTTTTTGACAAACTTCCTAATATGGAAGAACTAGAGACATATTTTGATTTGGTTAATGCTTGTACGATTCCAACAATTATTTATGCTGGAAATCATGAAGCAGTTAAAAAGGATACAACTTTCCTATCTAACCTAAAACAAGTTACCAATCGTTTAAATCCACAAGTAGAAATTATTGATGATTTTTACTCGCTGGGTAATATGGATTTTATACCATATAATAAGTTAAAAGAATTCGAAAAGTCTCCTCACTTGGTTTATGGCGACATTTGCTTTACCCATGCTCGTGGAGAGATTCCGCCACACGTAAAGCCTGAATTAGATTTAGAACTATTTGCTCGCTGGAAAGTAGTTTTAGCAGGCGACTTACACAGTTATGAGAATTCTCAAAAAAATATTATCTATCCTGGGAGTCCCGTTACTACTAGCTTTCATCGTAACAATGTAGATACTGGTGTAGTTATATTAGATACTGAATCGCTGACTCATGAATGGCGTAAGTTACAGCTACCACAACTTATTCGTCGTACAGTAGCTGTGCATGACCCTAAACCGCAAACTGATTACGATCACACAATTTACCAAGTTGAAGGTGATATGCAAGAACTTGGCGAGCTAGAGGATTCAGATTTAATTGATCGTAAAGTAATTAAGCGAGACACAGATTCAGCCCTAATCCTAGACAAAGAAATGTCTATGAGTGAAGAAATTCGTGAGTATCTTGCCTACATCCTAGAGTTGCCAGAAGATACTATTGAAAGTGTACTAAAGGAGTTTCAAAACCATGCAGACAAAATTGAATCAGAATAAAGCAGAAGTTTGGTCACAAACTAACTGCCCTGCCTGCCAAGAAGCTAAACGCCTACTAACTTCATACGCTATTGAATATGACGAGTGTGTGATTGGTGTAGGTACATACACTAAAAAAGATTTAATTGAAAAAGTACCCAATGCCCGTTCAGTTCCACAGATTTTTATTGGTGGTGAGTATATAGGCGGGTTACCAGAACTAAAAAAGAGACTACTCGTAAATGATAACTATAAAACAACTACGATGGGCTAACGCCTTTAGTTACGGAAAAGATAATCAAATTGATTTTATCTCAGCCCCACTTACACAATTAGTAGGGCGTAATGGGCACGGTAAAAGTTCTATTGCCCTTATCCTAGAAGAAGTATTGTTTAATAAAAATTCAAAAGGTATTAAGAAAGCAGATATTCTTAATAGACACATTAAAGATAAAACTTATACGATTGAACTAGACTTTAACAGAGATGACGTAGACTATACAATTAAATCTAGTCGCGGCACTGCTCAAACTGTAAAACTGTTTAAAGAAGGTGTAGATATATCCGCACATACTGCAACAGCAACTTATAAAATAATTGAAGATATTTTAGGGTTTGACCATAAAAGTTTTGCACAAATTGTTTATCAGTCAAATGCATCTAGTCTAGAGTTTTTAACTGCTCCTGACACTGCTCGTAAAAAGTTCCTTATTGAAATACTTAATTTAGGTAAATATACTCGTGCTGCTGAAGTTTTCAAAGAAGTATCTACTCAACTTACCAAAGATATTGCTGCAGTACAATCGCAAGTAAATACTGTTGTTAGTTGGTTAAATAAGTATGAAAAAACAGATTTAACTATTAAAGAACCTATAGCCTCAGTTGAACTAGATACAGATCTTATAACAGAAGCCTCTGTTTTAGAGTCTAGTATTAATAGTATTGAGTCTACTAATAAAAAGATTTCACAGAACAATACTTACAAACAGCTACAGTCAAAGATTAAACTACTGCCAATTCCTCCAAAACCTGAAGAAGGTGTAGAGGGCTATCAAGCAGAAGTAGCAAAATTATCTAAAACAGTTAGTGATGCACAAGCATTTGTTTTAAAAATGAAAGCTTTGCGCGGAACTTGTCCTACTTGTTTAAGTGATATTGACGAAGAAAAAGTATCTGAGTTAATCCAAGAAAAAACTCAAGAAGCTGAAATAGCCGCTTTAGAAACTATGGGCTATACTCAGCAAATAGTTCAGATTAAACAGCAAAGAACGGCTTGGCAAGATGCTCAAAAAGCTCAAGAAGATTGGGAAAAGTATCATGCTCTTATAAGCACAGAGTTACCTGAAACATTACTAGACAAACAAACGCTACAACAACAATTTACAGAACTACAAAATTCAATTGCTGCTACAAAACGTAAAATCGTCGAAGCAGAGCAATACAATAAAGAAGTAACTGCACATAACACTAAAGTAGACTTAGTATCAAAACAATTGGTTGAAATGAACCAAGAACTAGAAACCTATAGTGGTAAACTGCATGAGTTAAGTGAAAGAATGAGTATTTTAAATGTTTTAACAAAAACATTTAGTACAACAGGTTTAGTAGCCTATAAAATTGAGAGTTTAGTAAAAGACTTAGAAGATATTACAAATAAATATTTGGTTGATCTAAGTGATGGAAGATTTCAAATTGGTTTTAAGATTAGTGCTAGCGATAAATTAAATGTTGTTATTACTGATAATGGAAGAGATATTGAAATACTGGCTCTTAGTGGCGGTGAAAAAGCAAGAGTTAATGTAGCTACACTATTAGCTATTAGAAAACTCATGCAAACATTGTCCAGTTCTAGAATCAATCTATTAATACTGGATGAAACTGTAGAAACGCTTGATACTGATGGTAAAGAAAAATTAGTAGAAGTGTTACTACAAGAAGAACATTTAAATACTTTCTTAGTAAGTCATGGCTTTAGTCATCCGCTGCTAGAAAAGATTAATGTCGTTAAACGTAACAACATATCCCAAATAGAGGTATAATATGATTTTAGAAGAAATTGACGGAGACGTAAAACTCTCTTTAAGAGGACAAGCATTAGCCATAGGCAGTACTATAGCAGACCACGATTATCCATTAGTAAGCATTGTTGGCAATGGTAAAGCAACTTTTCGCGTTGATCCTAGCTGCACAGTAGAACTTAAAGCTGCAAAAGTAGCTGCTTATGAAGCAGACGAAGGCGCATTAACTCAAGCACAAGTTGCTCAAGTTGCTACTTCAGCACCTGTTCCGCAAGAAATAGAAATAACTGCTGAATCAACAGTTAATGCCGTGGAAACTGCAGTTAAAGTAGGTAGTAAAACATCTACAGCTAAGTAATGGCAGTAGATCCTAGAGCCAAGGGTGCTAGAACAGAAACCACAGTACGTGATCTGCTCAAAAAGCACACTGGTTTATCTTGGGAAAGAGTACCTGGATCAGGTGCTCTTGACCCTAAACATCAGCTTAAGGGCGATTTATACGTTCCT